CAGACGCTTAAGAGAACGTCCCTGTCTGTCAGCCACCCAGTAATAGGAATAGTCGCCGAATGCAATTGCCTTTGCACCAGCCGCAATGGTAGGAGCATAGACAGAAGTCACATAGGGACGGTTCAGGATGGTGTCGGGAAGTCCTGCACTGACAGAAGGCTGCCAGATAAAATTGCCCGTATTATCCTTGATTTTACGGAGCGCCTTCACGGTCTGCTCATTCAGCACCCACACAGCTTTCTTGCGATACGGACTCTTGAGGGAGTAGAACAGCTCGATTACATCATCAAAAGTGATAGCTGCACCTGTTGTGGTCGCACCGTTTTCCGCACCGCCTGTTGCAGCGAAAATGCCGGTAGGCTTGCCCTTACCGTCACCGATGAGGAACGCTTCCTCTTCCTTCGTTCCGATTCTTCTTGCAAATTCCTTTGCAATGTAGGAAGGCAGGTCGAAAACAGAATCATTAAGAAGTTCCTCAGAAATCTTAATAGCAGTGCCGACCTTGTAAGCGGAGAGGGAAATCTGACCAAATGCATCATCAGAGAGTGTATAAGCCTCTTCCTCCTCCATCCACGTTGCTTCGCCCTTCTGCGTAATAACGGGGATTTTGCGGTCTCCGCTTGAGGTCTGAATCTTTGTAGCGAGTGGACGGAATACATTTTCCTCTTCCAGTGCGGAGATGAGCTTCTTTTCGAACTCATCTGGCACAAGAAAGCCGCCCTCAGTATCTGTGCCGACCTGTAAATCATTTCTGACATCAATCCAGTTGCGGTTGCGGATATTATTCCAGAATGCAGCTGTGTATTCCGCAGAGGCAGTGCCGGTCTTGGTCTGATTGTCGGGCGTTGCAGGAGTACCAAGAATCGGCTGTGATGTGGGCTTTCTCATCTCTGCGTCAATCTGTTCATGCCGTTCCAAACGCTTGATTTCCTTGCCGAGATTGACAACCTCGGCTTCAAGGGCATCGTATGTCTTGCTGTCCTCCTCGGAAAGCACACCGCTTGCATTTCGCTTGGAATCGAGAAAATCCCTTGCAGTGTCCCATGCCTTGGCTCTTTTTTCTCTCAGTTCCTGAATAGTCATAATATCATCCTCCTTAGTATTTCAGCAGTTCCAGTCTCTTATCGAGCTGGGCGATTGGTGTACCTGTTTGCGTTGCAGAAACCTTCTGCATAAAAGAAGCCGCTGTTCGGGCAGGCGTGTAGCTGAAGCTTACCATGTCCTTCGGCGGCTGTTTTTCTTCTTCGTCCTCTTCGGATTTTTCATCATCCTCGGATTCCTGTTCCTCCTCGGTGGATTCTTCTTCTTCTTCCTCTTCCGGTTCAGCCTGCGGCATCTTTTCCTTTGCAAACAGAATGCCGTCCACAAAGCCAAGCTGTAACGCCTTTTTCGCATTCAGCCATGTCTCCTCCGACATCATTTTTGCAATCTTCCCACGGCTGAGATGGCATTTCTGCTCGTAGGCGTTGATGATGGATTCCTTGACCTCTTCGAGGATTTTGATTGCTTTTTCCATATCTGCCTTATTTCCGGAAGCAAAACACGCCGGATCATGCACCATGAGCATTCCGGTAGGACTGATAAATGTTTCATCACCTGACATTGCTACCACGGATGCAGCGGACGCCGCCAATGCATCGATTTTTACCGTAACCTTGCCCTTATGGTTGCGAAGCATGGTGTAGATCTGTGAGGCAGCGAACACGTCTCCGCCCGGGGAGCAGATCCAAACAGTCAAATCTCCGGGGTGCTGCTCCAGTTCCGATTTGAAAAGTCCGGGGGTAATTTCATCTCCCAGCCATGTTTCAGCACTGATAGGTCCCTCAAAATACAGTTCTGTTGCTCCTGTATCCTCGTTTTTCATCCAATTCCAGAATTTTTTCATTCTGCGTTATCCTCCTTTTTCTCGATATTTTTTGCATAAGCCGCCCCCGCCGACGAAAGGGGTGTCATACTGCCATTAACCATGAAAGTGAAACCTCCTTTTTCTTCGGGGATAAGGTTCATATCCTCAAGCTCCCTTACATCATTAGGACATAAGAAACCATTCTGAATACCAACACTGTATCCCTGCATTCTGCTGGCATAGTCACCTCTGAGAAGTCCATCAACATTAAATTTGATAAAATACTTTCCTTTATCCGAATCCGACAGCAGAGCTTTCATCAGCGACTGCTCCCATCTCACAAGCCACGGTGACAGCGTATACATCACAAATTCCAGAGACATTTGTTCTATATTCGAAAACGTGGCGTGGTCAAGGTCTCCAATCATGTGAAGCGGTACTCTGTATAAACGGGCAATTTCCTCAATCTGAAACTTTCTGGTTTCCAGAAATTGTGCCTCGTTATTTGGAATAGAGATTGGCGTGTACTTCATTCCTTCTTCAAGCACACAAGTGCGGTGTGCATTTGAACCGGAATAAGCTCTCTGCCACGCTTCACGAACACGCTCCGGATTTTTGATTACTCCAGGATGTTCAAGCACAGCTGATGGTGAAGCACCATTTGCAAAGAATGAAGCTCCATAATCCTCGCATGCAAGGGAAATTCCGATAGCATTTTTCGCCATGGCGATAGGAGAGTATCCCACCAATCCGTCAAAGCCAAGCCCAGGAATATGCAGAACCTGTTCCGCACGGAGAATGATGTCACCCTGTTCCTTGATATTCGGATTCGCCTCATCATATCGACTGTAAATGTAGATGAGATTGTTATGCTCATCACGGTCAACCTTCATTTTGTCGGGTATCAGCGGATACAAGCCGATAACGTCACCACGTCCGTTGCGGATAATCTGTGCATAAGCATTGCCGTAAATCAGCAGATGGCTCATCAGCGTTTCACGGAAGATAAATGACGTCATTTCGGGGTTTGGCTGGTCATGGAGCAAAAAGTAAAGCGGGTGCATCGGCACTCGCTCTTTTCCGTTTTCGGTGTATTGGTATAGGTGCAAAGGCAGTTGTGCGAGGGCTTCGGAAAGCACTCTCACGCAGGCATACACAACGGTATGCTGCATGGCACTGCGGTCATCCACACGCTTGCCGCTGTGGGCTCGTCCGAAAAAGTAGGTGTAGGACGGGCTGTCGTAGCTGTTGGTAGGCTTATCTCGGCTTTTGAAAAGTCCTTTGAAAATGCTCATGGGGATCAACTCCTTTCTGAGGGTTGTTTTTTCGGGGCGGATGTGGTATAATATAGGGGTATGGTGTAGGGCGTGATTGCTCTGCAAATCGGAAGTTGTGGAGGTGATATAATGACAATTCACGAATACGGAGCAGATAGAGAAAAAGTAATCGTACTGATACATCCTTCTGTAGTTATGTGGGACTATTTTGAAAATGTCATACCATTACTTAAGGACAAGTATCACCTAATTATTCCTGCACTGCCCGGATATGATGAAGAAAATCCAAATGAAGATTTTACCAGTGTAGAGGAAATTGCCGATAATTTAGCAAAATGGCTAATAGAACATAAAATCAGGACAATAGATACTCTTTATGGTTGTTCTATGGGGGGAGCCATTGTGCTGAAAATGATTGCCGAACAGAAAATTATTATAAAAAATGCGGTTTGCGATGGTGGAATTACACCTTATCAGCTTCCGCGGCTCATCACAAGGTTTATAGCTGTCAAAGATTTCCTGATGATTTCTATGGGGAAAATCGGAGGGTTAGGGCTTCTTGAAAAAGCTTTTTCTACTGATGAGTATAGTAAGGAAGATTTAAAGTATATTGTCAAGGTTCTTCATTTTATAAGTTATAAAACAATATGGCGAACTTTTGATTCATGCAATAATTATGTTATGCCAAAGAACATGCCTAAATATGAAGGGTGTCTGCAATATTGGTATGGAGATAAGGAAGCAAAAGACCGAGCATGGGATATTAAATATATTAAAAATCATTTTCCAGATACAAGGTTTATCAATTTTGAAAATATGGGACATGGTAGTATGGCAAGTCTTTATCCTCAAAAAATGGTCAGGCGTTTGGAAGTCATAATAGATGCTTAGAATTAGAAAATTCAAATTCCCATTTGTAGTGCTGGAAGGTATGAAAGTGTAAGGGATATAATATGCTTTTGATTATAGTTGACTTGATGATGGCAACGAGAGGACGGCGATGATTGACATGAGGCTTTGCATTGCATTGACCGGTATAGTTTATAAATCATAATAAAATATTTGGAGGATAAAATGACTATATCGGATAAAAACATGAATTATAAAATAATAGATAAGCAGACTTATTACAGGAGCGGAGTGTTCCGGCATTTTTCGGAAGATTGTAAATGTTCCACTTCTATGACGGCAAGAATCAATGTGACAGCACTGAAAAAGTTTTCAGAAGATTCTGGTACGAAGTTTTATATTAATTTTCTGTATATACTCGCAAAGGTACTTAATTCCAGAGAGGATTACAGAATGGGGTATATTTGGCAGACCGAAGAACTGATTTGCTATGACCAGATTAATCCCGTACAGTATATTTTTCACGAGGATACGGAGACCTGTACACCGGTTTATACCGTTTATAATGCAGACTATCACGTTTTCTATAAGGATTGTGCAGAGGATATCAGAAAAGCGAAGGAGACAAGAGAATATCTTCTTGATATGGCAAATCATCCAAACTGGTTTGATGCTTCTTACATTTCATGGTTGTCTTATGACTCATTGAATATTGAACTTCCAGACGGGCATCTGTTTTTTGCACCGATTATCAACTGGGGAAGGTATCATGAAGAAAACGGACAGTTTTTAATGCCGGTCAGTGTGAGACTGAATCATGCAATTGCTGACGGGTATCTGGTTGCAAAGGTATTTAAGCTGCTGGAGGATGAGATGTCAGCATTTTGTAATCAGTATAGGAATTAAAGGTCTAACTTACCTTAAAAGAGAAAAATCGGAAGTATAGAGAGGAAATATGGCATCGAGTAAAGATTATTTAGAATTTATTTTAGGACAGTTATGCGAGTTAAACGATATATCATATAGAGCAATGATGGGAGAATTTATACTCTATTATAAGGGCAAGATTGTTGGTGGAACTTATGATGACAGGCTACTGGTGAAACCAGTAAAAGCAGCAATTTCTTATATGCCAAATGCTGAGTATGAATTGCCGTACGATGGGGCAAAAGAGATGTTGCTTGTAGATGATGTTGACAATAAGGATTACTTGACCGGATTGTTTGATGCCATGTATGACGAATTGCCAAATCCGAAGCCCAAAAAGAAGAGGTAGAACAACAATTCCAGTTTGCAGAGCCGTTTACAATATCAACATCTCCCTCTCATCATAAACGCTCACCCCAGAATCACCCAATCCACAGCGAATCGCACGGTCAAGTGCCATAATCAGAGCAACCGCACCGTCAATCTTCTCTGTGGATTTTTCCTTATCCGGCTTGATATTTCCGGCAGGGTCACGCTTGATGAAAATGTTATCCATCATCCACCGCAGCACAGGATGACCGCCGTGGGCGATTTTCTTTTCAAGGGTGAGTTTCATCAGCTCTTTGGTCGGTGGCGACATATCCTTGTAGCCCTGTCCGAATTGAACAAGCGTAAAACCTAAACCCTCAAGGTTCTGCGACATCTGCACCGCACCCCAACGGTCAAATGCGATCTCACGGATGTTGTAAATCTTGCCAAGTTCTTCAATGAAACTCTCGATAAAGCCGTAGTGAACAACATTTCCCTCCGTGGTCATAATATACCCCTGCCGTTCCCACACGTCATACGGCACATGGTCACGGCGGACTCGCAGGTCGAGGGTTTCCTCGGGCAGTCAGAAGTATGGGAGAATGCTGTATTTGTCATCCTCATCGGTCGGAGGAAACACCAGCACAAAAGCAGTAATATCGGTTGTTGAGGATAGGTCAAGTCCGCCGTAGCAGACACGTCCTTCCAGTTCTGACGGATTGACACTGAATTTACACGCATCCCATTTATCCATCGGCATCCAGCGGACAGCCTGCTTTACCCACTGATTCAGTCGCAACTGACGGAAGGCGTTTTCTTCTCCCGGCGTTTCCTTTGCGGAATTGCAAGCAGCCACAACCTTGTCCATGCCGATGGTTTTATCAAGACTCGGATTTGCCTTCTTCCAGACTTTCGGGTCTGTCCAATCATCGGATTGCTCCGCACCATAAATGACAGGGTAGAAGGTAGGGTCGTGCTTTCTGCCCTCGATGATGTCCTTTGCCTTAGAGTGAACCTCGTAGCAGATGGAATTTGTATCCGTGCCTGCTGTCGTGATAAGGAAGTACAATGGCTGCATTCGTGCATCGCCGGAACCCTTTGTCATAACGTCAAAGAGCTTTCGGTTCGGTTGCGTATGAAGTTCATCCATCACAACACCGTGAATATTGAAGCCGTGCTTGGAGTAGGCTTCTGCGGAAAGTACCTGATAAAAACTGTTCGTCGGCATATATATAATACGCTTCTGAGCAGTCAGAATTTTTGTCCTCTTGCTTAACGCAGGACACATTCGCACCATGTCTGCGGCGACATCAAAAACAATCGAGGCTTGCTGTCGGTCTGCGGCACAGCCGTAAACCTCCGCTCGTTGTTCACCATCGCCACAGGTTAAGAGGAGAGCGACGGCAGCGGCAAGCTCGCTCTTCCCATTTTTTCGGCACCTCAATGTACGCTGTATTAAACTGTCGATAGCCATTCGGTTTCAGCACACCGAAAAGGTCACGGATGATCTGTTCCTGCCAATCCAGAAGCTCGAAGTGCTTTCCAGCCCATTTGCCTTTGGTATGGCACAGGCATTGAATGAAATTCACCGCATAATCCGCAGCCTTTTTGCTGTACTTGGAATCATCAGCCATAAATCGTGTCGGTTTGTATTTAGCCATTGTTTCACCTCCTGCCATAAGAAAAGCCCACCATCGGTGAGCTTCTGTATATATGAGCAACAGCCCCGCAGGGCTGCTGGTTTGGTTTAATTGTAGTCCCTTATCAGAATCGCCAATGCCATCTCCGTGTCGCTGTCGATTGCCTTGGTGTCCTCGCCACGGTCGTAGTTGTAGACTACCTTGCCGTTTCGCTTGAGGGTAAGCTTACTGATTCTGCCGTTTTCGATTCCGTAATGGCTCGGCTCATCGTAGTGCTTCACCCAGTAATGGAATACGCTGTTTCTGACTTTAATTGTACCTTCTGACCACATTTTTTTATGCTCCTTTTTCGAATTTCCCGAAGGCTATGTGCCTTTCGGTAGTATGTATGTTACCGCATTATCGGAGGATAGCGGGGCGGTATTTCGGATAATAAATGTGACAAATATCAAGCACAGAAATTGTGTATTATGCGACGCTCACACTTGCCCCAGAATCGCCCACAAGCCACCGTTTTCGGCGTTGCGTAGTTTGTTATGTCTTGGCAGAAAAACCCAACAAGGGCAACGTGGGCGAAGGTGGGAGCCTTTCGGCTCCGCCCCTTTGGGTGCTTGGGGAGGTTATCTCCCCGTTCTGCATTCCCATTCAAATTCTGCCCAGGCTTCGTAGTTCCTGTCAAAAGCCTCGTCGTCGTCAATGTAGTCGTAATCGTAGCTGATTCCAACCACCTCCTCGAAGGTTGTGCCGTTTGCTTCGGCATCCTCTCTTGCAAGTTCCTCGGCGTGCTTTTCAATCCAAGCCTCGAAGTCCTCGTCCATGTCCTCGTTCTCGATTTCAAGCTCGTATTCGTACTCGCTGTCTGCCCAGGTGATTGTTGCCTTGGAAGTGTATTCTTTCTCGTTCCAATTGCTCTTTCTTGCCATCGCTCTTGCCTTTGCTACTCCGTAACTTACCATTTTTGTATCCTCCGTAATTCTTATTTTTCCGTGGGGTTTTCTCCCTTTCGGTGATTACATATTACCGCATAGTGTGAATAATAGCAAGTGGCTAAAAGTACAGAATATAGGGCAAAAATACACCTCCACTGTTGTGTATATTATGACAGACACAAGCCCCGGCAAAGGGGCTTGCATCAACGAAAGATAAGTTTACGGAGTGCAAGACTTACGGAGCGTCCCGCAGGATAATCGGCAGCAGACCGTTGGGCGTGAAAATGAAAAGCTGTGGCTCCCAGAAGTACTTTTTATATTTTTCCATCAGCTCATCGGGAAGGTCGGAAAAATTCTCACCCTCGATGCCACAAAGGAAAAATGTACCCTTGATAACATCTGCACCGAGAATTCTGTTCCACTGCGTATCAGCTTTCATTTTCGATTCCTCATCGCACACCAGTGCCACCATATCCTCAAAAGGGTATATGGCTTCAATGTATCCGCCCACCGTTTTTTGCAGGCTTTCAAGGCTGCTGTTGATTTCGGCTTCGTAGGGGTGTTTGCCCGGTTCAACAATCAAAATTTTCATATTCGTTCTCCTCGGTATTATTGTGGCAGGCAGCCCCGAAGGGCTGTGCCGCTGTTGCTTAGTTCAGGCTCATTCTGATGGCGGGTACAACCTTCAGCTTTCCGGTGGAGAAGTCGGTGTAGTTGGCATTCACCGTGGTCAAGCCGTTCATGCAGAATCCGTGCTTTTCAAATTCTGCAAGTGTCTGAATCAGACTGCTGAAGGTGCTTGAAATGGTAAATTCCGTGATACCCTCCGCCTTGAGGAACTCGCTGATTGCCGCAATGTCATCCTCCCAGACTACCTCGGAGAAGTCGATCAGCTCGTTGCCGGTGTGCTTCTGCTGGCGGTAGGCTGTGAAAAGCGTAAGGTTTAGCTTGTGGGTTCTGAAGAACTCGTTATCCTCGTGCATTGCCTGTTCAAAAATCTTGATTTCTTTCATGTTGTTTTCCTCCTGATTTCGTTGTTTTCCGCCTTGCGGTAGTATGTATATTACCGCATTTCAAGAAGATAGTCAACGATAATCGGCACAATAAATGTGACAAACATGACAGCGAAATCAGCCTTGGTATTGTGTAATATATGCCCTCGCACACGAGCCGTTTGTTGGGCTCGTGTGGGGCTTGCTTTCTGATGGGGGTGTTTTTCGAAGGTGCTTGAAACGCCCCAAGAAAGGCAACGTGGAGCGTTTTTCCGGCTTATTCTTCACCGAAGTGCCTGTGGATTACCTCCAGGATTTCATCCTGTTCAGCCTTGCAGATGCCAATTGAATCCAACGCTTCTCTGGTTCCACAATCGGGGCAGACAAAGGTTTCATTGTCGAATCGGGAAAGTGCCGGGGCGCCTGTGTATTCTTGTCCGCACTTAGGGCAAAGAGCAGTTCTCTTTTCATCCGTTTTCATTACTTCGCCCTCCCTTCACTGACCGCAATTGCCTTCATCAGAAGTGCAGGCTTGAAACCGAAGTGGCGATAGCCCATAAGACAGGTCTGAAGATAAGCTCTGCTGGGGATTCCCAGGTGACGCTCCTCATGCATGATGTATACAAAAGCCTTCACGGTTTCGATTTTGCCGTTCTTCAGAATTTTCACAGGCAACTCTATTTCCGTTTTGTAGTAGAAGTTGGGGCAACCTTCGTAGGCATCAAGGTTTCTTTCGTCACGCTCCGAAACTTCCCACACAGCAACCGGAACGGTGGAGCCTTCCTTCTTTTCGATGGTAAGGTACGAGCCTGTCATGCTGCCCTTGAAAAGTAGCTGGTAGTCGAGGATTTCAGCCGTGCCGAAAATCGTGGCATCGGGGCAGCGATAACGCATCTGCTGCACGTTGAGGTTAGAGCCGTAGGCAAGGTAATATTTTTTCATGATAATTTCTTCCTTTCCGAAGGAAATACCCTTCTACCACCCAGAGCCGCCCGAAGGCGGCGAGTGGCAGGAGGCTATCTCCTTAGTTGCCAAATCTCCATGCGGCATTGCCATCAAGGTTTCGCATCAAAATTTCTCTTGCTGTTTTGAATTCATCCCCAACAAAACCTAATCTGATAAGCCATGTCCTCATCAAGAATTTTTTGTTTTCAGAAGTGCTTTTCTTGGGGCTTGCCGTTCTTACCTCCTTTGCCATCTCAGAAAGGGCAAGGGCAAGCTGAATAAAGGTTTTCAATTCACCTGCGTGAAGTCCGTTCTGCTTTCCGTTTTCAGGCTTGTTGAATTGGAAAAGTCTGAATTCAATCGTTCCCTTTGTGAAAACCGAATGGTAATTCAACTGTGCGTATCTGCTGTCGTTGTAATGGTGGTCTCTTCCGTAGTTGCAACCGTGGGATTCGTACCAAATATCCGCAAGTCGAGCCATTGTTGTAGGTTTCTTCTGATTAACTTTTGCAAGGAAATTTGGGTTTACTGTTCTGCAATATCTTTCCGTTCTTCCTCTGTCAATTTTAAGGCTTTCAATCAGAAGCTCCTCGTGGCTTGCCATAATGTTTGCAAGGTTTCTGAGGGTTTGTGGTGTGTGACCGTTTGCTCCGATGTGAATGTGAATTCCACAGCCTCTTGTATAATCGCTTTTTGCTCCAGCCTTGCGAAGTCTTCTCACAAGCTCCTGCAAGGTTTCGATGTCGCTGTAGTGAAGAATCGGTGTAACCATTTCGCATTTTTCACTGTCGCATCCCGAAATGCTCACATCCTTCTGGAATTTCCATTCTCTCCCTTGTGCATCCCAAGCCGACCAGGTGCTGTAGCCGTTACGACCTGCTGTGTTTTGGTATCTGCCCGTTCCGAAGAACTCTGCTGCAAGCTTTGCGGCTCTGTCACGGGTGATGTTGTTCATTTCTACTTCAACCCCAATCGTCTGGTTTTTGAGGTTTTCAATCTGCTGTGCTGTTCTTGCGTTCATGGTGGTTTTCCTCCGTAAATTCGTTGTTTTCGTAGGGTTTGTTCCCTTTCGTTGTGTACCATATTACCGCATTACGGAGGATATAGCAATACGATTACTACACAATCTTTTCGGCTGTATTTCTGCGAATAATTGTGTAATATACAGTCTTGATTTACTTGCTATTGTATGGTAATATGGGTATCGTGGAGGTGGGTCCTCGATTATCCGAGGCCCCAGGGACTTTTGAAAAATCATCCACACTCTCAATCACAGAAAGGCTACTGCCGTTCTGCCATTTCACATGAATATTTCCGGCATCATCCACACACTGTACCGTTCCAATCGTACCCTCTGGCACGGGATAGGGGTCTTTCATATGGTGCAGGATAATTTTTGTGCCGGCAGGATATTTTTCTCGCAGAGCCGCAAGCACCTGTTTATTCGGAAACTGCATCATTTGCACCTCCATTTCTGAACGCTGAACTGCCCGACAGCTTTCTCAGAAGTACCTTTCTCACTGTCTTGAACTCTGTCCCGATAAATCCCAATCGGAGAAGAAAGCAGCGGAAGGCGTATTTCTCGTTATCGCTGGTGTCGGGTTTATTGTTGATACGCTTCTGATTCTTCGCCATATCGCAGAGTGCCGAAATGAACTGGCTATAGGCATCTGCGTCATGCTCCGTCTCCACCGTGAACCAAGGGAACTCCGCCGTTTCCTTTTCGATGTTGTAGGCAAGGGAATCCGTACCGAGGGCGTGTTTAATAAGCGTACCCTTGTTTTCCAGAATCCTGTCGAGGTTGGCAAAGACCGTCTCATCGAAGAATTCCAACGGCATGGTAATGGTCAGATCGTTTCGTTCCTCACCGAGGGATTCCACTGTGAAACCCTGTGCTTCCAGTTCTTTCAGAAGTTCACCAACCTCATCAGTGTAGGATCGAGTTTTCGTAAAGTGCAGCGTTCCGTTTTTGTCAAGGGTGTGCTGTCCGATTTTGTAAGCACAGGTCGGCATGAACTGATATTCGGGTTTTGCCCCCACAATCATGCCGATTGCCTGTGCCAGTCGCTTACGCTCTGTGCAGTTGAATTTGATTTCCATAATGTAACTAGCCTCCTAAAATCTTGTGTCGGCATACCCGCTCGCCTCGTGCAGCATCCTGCCTCGGCTCGGGGCATCCTTTTTCCGCCTTTCGGCGTTGGTACACATGTTACCGCATAAGGCACAGAAATTCAAGTCATTTCGGCGTAGAATAGATGTAGAATTATTCGGGGCAGTTTTGTGCATAATACGCTATATCTGCATTTGCTTTAAAACTTCCTGCATCGGCAAAAACAACGCATATAGTGATGGAAAGCTATTGATTTTTTGCCGATAATATGATATAATAGAATCAGAAATAATGGAGGTCGGCTGAGTATGAGGCGGGATGATGCCCGAATGCGAAGTTGTGCCGACATTGGATTTTAGGAGGTGTCACATGAAATACTTATCTGTTGCTGAAATCGCAAAAAGGTGGAATATATCGGAAAGAACAGTCCGTAATTATTGTGCGGAAGGGAAAATTCCCGACGCTTTCCTTACAGGTAAAACTTGGAATATCCCTGAAAATGCTGTGCGTCCTAAACGAAAAAATAAGAAGGATGACAGCCCGAAAACATTGCTGGATTTCCTGAAATATGAAAAGAAAGGTGCAGTAAAAGGTGGAATTTATCATAAGGTGCAGATTGAACTGACCTACAATTCCAACCATATCGAAGGAAGCAGGCTGACGCATGACCAGACAAGATACATTTATGAAACCAATACAATTGGCGTAGATAACGACGCTGTGAATGTCGATGACATTGTAGAAACCGTCAATCACTTCCGCTGCATTGATATGGTAATTGAACACGCTACTCAACCGATCAGCGAAGCATTTATAAAATCGCTGCATCATGCTCTCAAGCACGGCACAAGTGATTCTCGTAAGGAATGGTTTGCTGTCGGCGATTACAAAAAACTTCCAAACGAAGTGGGCGGCAGAATCACCGCCGAACCGGAAGAGGTAGCGGAAAGAATGCGTAAACTCCTCACTTCATATAACACAAAAAAAGAAAAGACTATTGAAGAAATCATTGCATTTCATTATGAATTTGAAGCCATTCATCCTTTTCAGGACGGAAACGGCCGTGTTGGAAGATTGATTTTATTCAAGGAATGTCTAAGAAATAACATCACGCCGTTTATTATTGATGAAAGGCATAAGATGTTTTATTATCGAGGACTTCATGAATGGGAACAGCAGCGAGGCTATTTAATTGACACTTGTCTTTCCGCACAAGATGTTTTCAAGGCTTATTTAGATTATTTCAGGATTCCGTATTCGGATTGATTTTTTGTGCATAATACGCTACTCCCGCAAGCACAAACCACCCGACAGGCAATGAGATGGAATTGCCCCACATTTTGTAAGCGGCAGAATCGGAGTAAGGATTTTTTATCCATTTCAGAATCTGCTTATCTGTTTTCGGCTTTTTATCGGGAGAAAAAGCAAGCCTGTGGATTTCAAACACATCACGCCAGAAAGCAATATCCTCATCGGTAGGATTCTCAATTCCCAGTCCATCGCACCACCATGTCGGCATACCTTGGAGCAATGCACATTCCTGAGGAGTCAGACGGCGGACAATATATTCCACACCATCAGCCATATCATTCACAACAGGCGGATCTTTGTAGTCGGTTGCAACAAGTGTGTTTGCAAGTTCCTTTTCAGCAATCGTGTGATAGGAATTTTTACTGGTCGAATATGTCGGATGTGCCACACCACCTGCACCCGAGGCAACAAGGGTCGGTGAGGTCTCCTCCTCGATCAAATGCTCCAGCAACTGTACACCGTTTTCTTCCGCAGGAGCAATGTGCGGTTTGCCGGATACACGTTCACCGCCACGCTTGGCATGACCTTTCTCCAATAAATGTGCCAGTTGGTAACGATTTTTACTGTGTACAGTCATTTCAAGAGAATGGCTGTTTTCCTTGGTCTTCTTCGTTGCCCAGCTTTTTGCATATTTTCCGGTGTCCTTCGGAGCATTGGCGGAAATCTCGTTTTTCACTTGCGTGGCGGTTTTCCGGACAGCCTTTTTCATGGCAGTATCCGCAAGGTCTGCATATTCCTGCAAGCCTTGCATAATTTCCTCTGCAAGATTGTCAATACTGGTCATTTTGTCCTGCCTTTCTGGCTTCTGCCATAAGTTTCAGATAATCCTTGTGCAGATAATCCGGTGTAATACCGATGATGTCATAAATGTTCCCCTGAAATAGGATGCGATTGCCTGTTGCAGACGGCATCCAGTGCTGACTTTGCCGAATGAGGAATTCCAGTGTTTGTGTTTCTTTGGTCACACCAGCGTCCGTATGCTCCGAAGAAGCTTTCAAAGTCACTTTTGCCCAGCAGGAAAAAGCTTCGTCCCACACAGCAGTGTGATTG